ATCAACGGGGCAGATTGATCGGCCTTATGTCTCGCCTAATCGCAAAGTTGCGGCATTGGATATGCCACTTTATGCTGGGGAGATCGTTATTAACACCACGAATCAGGAATGTTATGTGGCCGTACCCCCTATCAATCAGGGTGGTTTGGCTGTTACTGATTGGGTTAAGTATGCTTATGGTATGGGCCTTAACTAACTGTGTGAGACACACAACTGATGTCGCAAAACAATTACAAGCTGCGAAAGAATACGATTCACTGGGAATTTGACCAGTCGAGGAACAAGATCCAATTCTTTGGTGGTGGTTTTGCTAATGGCAAAACAACGGCTCTAGTCATAAAGGCGCTAAAGCTATGCGTAGATTACCCCGGATCGAGTGGACTTCTCGGCCGATCAACATATCCGAAACTGAACGACACCTTGCGAAAGGTGTTCTTTCTTTGGTGTCCTCCCGATTGGATCAAGAAGATGCCAACGCAGGACGACAATACGTGTTACCTGAAGAATGGCACGGTCGTGAACTTCCGTTATATAAGCCAACGTGGAAAACAGAACGTCGATGGGTCAACAACGTCCAATCTTCTATCCGCGACATACGACTGGATCGGGATTGATCAAATCGAAGATCCCGAGATCGTCCACAAAGACTTACTGGATCTTATGGGACGGTTACGCGGTCAAGCTCCGTATCGCCCGGAAGGATCGGAAGACCTTACAATGCCTGATAGCGGACCTCGGTGGCTCATGCTTACCTCAAACCCAACGAGTAACTGGGTTTATAAAGAGCTTATCAAGCCATTGCATCTGTACAAGCGAAACGGTCGAAAGACCGAACAGTTATTAGTGCATCCCGTAACCGGAGTACCAATCATTGACCTTATTGAGGGCGGTACTTATGCGAACAAGGAGAACCTCACAGAAGATTTTATCCGCACGTTGGAAGCGTCCTATCGAGGTCAGATGCGGAAGCGTTTTCTGGAAGGTCAGTGGGCGGCGTACGAAGGTTTGGTTTATCAAGAGTATGAAGAGGAAAAGCATCTGATCAGCCGCGATGCGGCTATGAACCATCTGTGGGATTTGCAGAGGAAGAATTATCGTGTCAAAGCTATCGAGGGATACGATTTCGGGATATCCTCTCCTTCGTGTTATCTTTTTGGATTCGTGGATGACTGGGGAAGAGTTGTTGTACTGGATGGGTTTTATGAAAGAAACCTTCACTACACCAAACAACCAAATCGAGTTCAAAAGATTAGGCAGAAATACGCTCATCTTATCGACGTGGATGAATCCATCAGAGCTGATCCGTCGATCTTTCGACAGAAGGTCATTGAGAAGCACGTCGATACAGGCACTCCTATTGCACAGTTACTTTCTGATGCGGGAATGGAGTGCCGACCGGCTACGAATGATATCATCACGGGAGTTGCAAAGGTTGGGGCTTACCTCGCAGAACACCCAAGCCATGAGCACATCATCACTGGAATCACTCCGGGGCCGCTTCTGTACTTTGTCGATGATATGGACTTTATCACCGATGAAATTACTAACTATTACTGGGATCGTTCTTCAACGGGCGAGCACATCGATAGACCCATTGACCGAGACGACCATGCGATGGATACGCTCAAGTATATGCTCTCGCACCAGCCTGAGCCTGCAATGATTGAAGTACCGAAATCCAAGATTATACCGAAGTATATGTTCTGGATGGAGACGGACGATGACGGACGGAACGCAAGGCGAGCTTTTTGATTTGTGTGACACACACGGAGGCAAAGATGGGCGCAAATATTTGGTTCTGGTTGATATACGTCCTAGTGGGAGTCTTCGGTATTATCGGTTTGAACCCGTGGAGACCGATAGCAGGGGCACACCCATGGGCACCCTTCGGCAGTTGGATGATCTTGTTCATCCTGATTGGCCTTCTCGGTATTAGCGTGTACGGAAGTCCTGTCAGGTGAAACATGGTCGAGAGTGCAAAGTCATGGATGAAAGAGAACTCAACTCTTATCTATTTTCTGATCGCTCAGTTCATAGCTATTGGGGCCTTCACGGCAAGCGGGCTAGCCTATGTGGTAAAATTAGAGACTCGTGTATATACAATGGAGACTCGGGGAGCTGAATATACCGTATCTCGCATGGATGAGATGAAGCTGAAGATCGCAAGACTTGAACAAGAGATCGAAAAGAATGAACAATCAATCAATCGGATCGTGGATGTGATGACCAAGAGGTTAAACATAAGCCCATGAACGAAGATCGCAAGATGACCAAAGCAGGTGGCAACCTTGTCAAGCATTTTGAGGGATTGTTAGAGCCTGTCGGTGATAAGTATAAACCGTACAAGTGCCCGGCAAACGTTTTGACCATTGGCCTTGGCCATACCAACCACACCGGGAGGAAGTTCGATGCATCCGCTCGATGGACCTACGAAGAGTGCCGCGATGCGTTTGTTGAAGATATGGAAACGTTCGAGCGAGCTGTACGCAAGCATGTCAGGGTGCCTCTCACTGAATATCAGTTTGATGCGTTGGTGTCGTTCACATTCAACTGTGGAGAGGGCGCTCTTGCAAAGTCTACTCTCCTCAAGCGCGTCAACGCTGGAGATCACAAAGGCGCTGCCGCTGAATTTCATAAATGGAACAAAGGTGGAGGAAAAGTCCTCGCCGGACTGACTCGGAGGCGAGCCTCCGAGAGTCTTTTGTACCAAGGTATCAAAGATGTGAATTACGATGGCAAGGCAGACCCCAAGCCACCGAAAGAACCAATGCCCCAAGCAGTGGACAATCCAGATGACGATTGAAGATATCATTATGTGCATGAATGTGGTTGGGCATCATAACCCGAATATGATGAGCTTGCATGATTCGTTGGTCGAGCAGTCGGCATTGATGGCTGAGTATACTGATCTAATTATCAATGAGAATGCTAATGGCTTGCCGATGTACGAGAGTATCGTACTATACCAGATTGAATTGGCTAATGCCATTCATGACTATGTGTACAATGTTGTCCGTCCTCTGGACTCTGTTATGGCTAAGAACGTAACCCGCGAACAAGTATGTCGTGAAATCTTTGGCCTTCAGGCCGAATTTTAACTGTGTGAGACACACAAATGGCTGAAGATTACGATATGAACGATGACGATTCGCCCGATGGTGATACCTTCGATGTAAATGATTTCATTGAGGGGAAGAAGCCAAAGGAGAAGAAGGAAAAAGTTATTCCTATGTACCAAGTGTACGGGGATAGCAAGATTCCTGTGAGTAAAGCGTTCGGCTCTCTATGGAGGACGATGATCGACTCATCGTTGAAAGCCAATGAGCTTATATATGAAGCATGGGAGCAGTGCTTCTCGTATTACAATAATCATCAGGTCAAGGTCCAAGGCAGTTCCAAAGGGACATTTTCCCGAGGTGACGTTACCGAGAACGTCGTCTATTCTAATGTTAACGTTATGTTGCCAGCAGTGTATGGGCGTGATCCCGACATTGCTGTTAATACGACCGACAAAGAAGACGAAAGGTTCGCGGAGTGTGCGAGATCGTTATTGAATCAGTTGCTAAAGGGTAAGAACCTTTTGAACTGTAAGCCCAAGGTTAAGAAAGCCGTGGGTGTGGCCTTGATGACAAACTTTGGTGTGTTGAAACTCGATTACGTTTTGAAGGCAGACTCGGCAGAGTCAGCCATTGAATCGCTACGTGAGGTCACAGAAGAGATCGAGAAAGCAAAGAACACGAAAGCATTGGAGAATGCTTATGGCAAATTGGCCGCGATTGAATCTGTGGTTAGCGTGTTTGAAACTGGTGGGCCTAAGCTACGTAACGTTATGGCTAAGAACCTTGTCGTTGATCCGGTAAGTGAGATGCCGGATGGCACTGATGCCAAATGGATGGCCGAACGCTGTTTTATTCCGACAAGCTTCCTGAAGCACAAGTTTACTCGTCGCGGAGCGGATAAGGATTGTTATTACTATATCTTTAAGCCGTCTCATAAGGCCGTGTTTACTGAAGGATCGGGGAACTCCAAAGATGATGCTTACGGACTGGTGTTGGAAACGCTTGGGGCCGAAACCTCGTTTCAGGAGAACGAGGAAGTTGGAGGGTATCGCTCTCTGTATTATACTGAGTGTTGGATGGTATGGGACAAGGCAACTCGAAGAACAGCCCTGTTCGCGGCTGATGATTGGACATATCCGCTATGGGTATGGGACAACTATACTAAAACAACGCGATTTTTTCCTTACTTCATTATTGGATTCGGGCTGTCTACTGGACAGACTACTACGGTTGGAGAAGTAAGTTACTATCTCGATCAACAGGATGAAATCAACCAGATCAATCGTCAGGTTGCACGGATTAGAAATTCTGTCTTTAACTTCTTCTTTTACAACTCGCAGAAGTTGTCACAGGCTGATGCTGAACTTTTGATGCAAGCTATCAAGAGAGGATTCTCCGATGAACAAGCAGTCGTTGGAGTCAAGGTACCTGAAGGAACCAAGATTGGAGATGTCTTTGAGGCACTTGTTCCACCCAGTCTTAACTACGAGGCTCTCTTCAACAAAGAGCCCACTATCAATTCCATCAACCGCATATCGAACACGTCAGATGCAATACGAGGCGTGCAGTTCAAAACAAACACGAACGAAGCGTCTGTACAGTCGTATCAAGACGCGGCTCGTATGTCTGTTGGAGCAAAGATCGAAGTCGTCGAAGACGTGATGGCAGACCTGTGTAAGGCACTCTTAGAGCAGTGCGTACAGAATATGCCCAAAGCCGAAGTGGAGGGATTGATTGGCAAAAAGCTTTCCGAAGGCTGGGCGAATATGTCGCTTGAAGAGTACAACAAGAGGTTCGCGCTCGATATCGTTCCCGGTACGAGTGAGAAACCGAATAGCGTATTCAAGAAGAAAGAAGCGATCCAAGTTGCCCAAGCAATCGGACAGTTTGCCTCTGCCGCTCCTATGACGAGTATGAAGGTAGCACTCCGCGTCTTAGAGCAAGCCTTCACCGAGGTTGTCATCAAGCCCGAGGATTGGGACTTGATGGAGAAGGAAATGGAAATGAATATGATGCGGGGCAATAGTACTGGGGCGGCTGCGCCTCCTCAGCCCGGTCAGAACGGACCTCCTCCCGGTGGGGGAGCACCCGCAGGTGGACCTCCCGGTGGTGCTGCCCCCGGTGGTATACCACCTGAACTTGCCAATCTCCCTCCGGAGGTCAAGCAGCAAGTTGAGCAGATGCACGCTCAGGGTGCTCCACCGGAAGAGATTGCTGCATTCCTCAAACAGGTTATGCAGAAGATGGGTGGGGCACCTCCGGGCGCACCACCTACAGGACAGCCTCCGGGCGGACCTCCGCCCACTGGGAACATGCCACCACCGACCCCAACAATGCAATAGTCGTGTGAGACACACAAGGAGCTTAAAATGGCAGGCGGACTAGACGGCGACAACACTACCGGCATGGAAATCATCAAAGAGTCATTCAATATGACTGATGAAGACCTCGCACCGGCAACTCCTGAACTAGACTGGGGTGATAAAGATACAGGTGACGAGAGTGACTTTAACGAAGCAGAGCCGTCTCGCGAACGCGATACACGCGAACCACGAAGCGATCCTCGCGAGTATGATATCTCGAAGCAACGTGGCCGCGAAGCGTCAGAAGCTCCGCAACGTGTCGATCCTCTTAAGCAGAACACGCTTAAGTTTGATCCACGAGCGACGTTTCGTCAGGATCAAAAGGGCAATCTTTTAGATACGAGGACTGGCGAACTTATCGCCCGAGCGGGCTCTGAGGCTCGTATCTATCAACGAGTTCACAAACAGGCTTCGGATTATATCCGTGCTGCCACTGGCAATATTCAAAACCAAATGCAGGGCGAGCGGCAGAAACTCGACCGTGCTGTAGAAATTGGGCTTGGGTTTGAGAAAGAATTGAGTGAACTCAAAGGCTTTGTGGGCAAACTTAATGCGTTTGACCTCAAAAGAGAAGAGTTCCTTGAGGCTGCACAGTACTTCAAACAGGCTCAGAGCGATCCGGTCAGTGTGTTAAAAAACCTCTTGACAAGAGCTGCAATGTCTGGTATAGATATATCTCAGCTAGGTTTTGACCCAAAAGGTCTAGACCCAAAAACCATTGTGGAGATGGTACGTAAAGAGATAAACCAAGGGATTGAACCTGTCAAGCAGTATACCGCTCAACAGCAGAAAGCCCAAGAAGAACGTCAAACCGAATCCCAATACCTCCAGAAAGCGGAGAGACAAGTTTCAGAGTTCTTCGGAAGAACTAAGGAAGCGTTACCCTTCACTGGTATCTTTCATGCAGTGCTCTCACAACCCCGGTTTCAGAATATGTCACTGGGAGAGATTTGGGATAAAATCCAACTTCACCTGATTAGGAACGGTGTTGATCCACGCAACCCTCCGTCCCGAAGTCAGAGACAGCGATTGAATGGCACCCGTGAGGTTCCCTCACGGAGTCTACCGAATGGGCAGGGTATGGCCCCATCGAGTAGTAACGGAAGTGGTCGAGGCAACGCTGGCCCAGCCCACCCAAGTATGTCATACGACGCAATCATTCGAGAAGTACTGGGCAATAACGCCCGCAGGTAGTCTCGTGTGAGTCACACAAGCAGGTGAAGTCATGGTTCTGGATTCAATCATCCACTCAATGTTGGATCGATCGCGGGCAAAGCTGATCATGGCTTCCGCGATCTCAGGCACGGTCAGTGCCTATCTCCACGCGAAGAAGCGTGTAGTAACTGAGGACGGTGGCCCTCAGATCACCAATCCGCTGATCACGGGACTCAACCCGAATGTTCAGTCTATGCAGTATTACGATACTGTTAGTATCGACCAAACCAACGAGTTTAGTACTGTTGAGTACTATATGTCTCGTGTGGTTGGCTCTCTCATTATTTCTGATCAGGAAGAAGACGAGAACCAAGGTCGGGCTGAAATCTTCAAGATTCTTAAGGGCAAGATTCAGGCTCTTGATGAATCGATCAAGCGCAAGTTCGCCACATATCATACGTCGGTGGGTACTGGGTCTGACCCTAATGGTCTGGGTAATCTTATTCCTGCTGATCCGACTGTTGGTTCAGTGGGCGGGATCAACTTAGGTACCGAGCCTCAGTGGAGGAGTTCATCCTATGATTTCAACGGCACGCTTTCGCCGGAGAACATCGAAGAAGCCTTTGATGATATCATCGAACTCGATCTTAACCGTTCCACCGATGGGCAATCTTCCCCGCGACCGACAGTCATATTCGCCGGTCGTAACATCTACCGAATGCACAAGGCTGCGGCGCGAGACAAGCAGCAGATCCAGCTCAAAGATTCCGGCACAGGTCGAAAGCTTGTCAACCTTGGAATCTCAGGCACCACTCACAACGGGGTTCCGCTCCTCTTT